CCGGTCAGACACCGCCGGGATAACATCGCCCACGCTGGCCGTGATCTTGGTATCCGTCGCCAGAATGGCCGTGTCAGCGCGCTCGCGATTGCTGAAACTGCCGAGAATGACGGTGAGTGTGTGCAGCGTGTCAGGTCCATATACGGGCGCATAGTCGGGGCCGGTTTGCGCGCCCTTGCGCTTGATGGTGGCGATCAGCGGGCCGCTGCCGACCGCTGTGCCAGCCTCTGCCAGTGCGTCTGCAATCTCGGCAGCAATGTCGGTTCCGGCGGTCATACCACAAATATCCCTGCACCATAGGCACGCGCACCGATGAACAGCGCGTCAATGGCTGGCGAGGTGGGCAACTGAGCGTCTGCGCCAGTGCCACCTCCAACGATCTGCCACTTGATATCGCCAACGCCGATCAGAACCTTTGCGGATGCCGCCGTGAATGTCTTGGCCCAGAAACCCGGCGCGGCAATGTCATATCCCGCCGCGATGTAGGTTGCCTCGATCACGTTGGCGTCGGTCGCCTCAAGACCCAGCCGGATCACATAGCGCGTGCGGATGTAATCACTGGCCCGTTGCAGGCTGGCAGTCGCATCCACATCGCTCGCACTGGTGGGGGCATTGTCGCCCCGTGCCAGTGCGTAGGTGCGCCAGTCTGCAATGTTACTGTAAATCACTTGTCATCCTTAGCGGACTTGCTGGGTGTCGGCATGGACGCAGTGCTCGTGCCGCTTTCGACCAGCGCGCCATTGGTTAGCCAGTATTTGACGATTGGATTTTTCTTGTGCTGTGTCAGTGCGTCATTGTTGATTTCAAGCGTCCCGCCAGCAGGCACAACTTCGTCAGGCGACAGGCCAAGATCGCCCTTTGTGGTGTTTGTCAGTTTCATGTCATATTCCTCTTGCGTATGTTGAGTAGGCGCCGAACATTTTCAGCTCTGCCGACTTTCTGGCGGCGATGGCGTCACCGATTTCATCGTATCGGCCTAAGTCGTACCGCAATTTATTCTTATTAATGTATGCGAACCATCGACCTGTGACATTGCAGAATGAGACACCCTTGAACCCACTAGTGTTGTCATATCTGCGCTTTGAATTCATCTGGTTTTCAGAGTTTGTAACCAACCGAAGGTTGCACCATCGGTTATCACTGCGGTCGCCGTTTATGTGGTCAACCTGAATGTTTTTTGGCGGGAACGATCCCGTCATTAAAAGATACGCCAAGTGATGAGCCAGCCGCCTTTCATAGTTAACGCAAATCCTACGATAACCATGACACGCAACGTCGCCCGCAACCTTACCCGGCCACACGCGACCATCGTTGTCGCACCATCCTGATTTCCAGACCTTCCAGTGGAAAATTCCTGTTTTGGGGCTGTATGTAAGGTATTTTTCCACTTCATCTTTAGTCAGACAAAGCCTATTGATGGAATCAGCCATTCCTCGATCCTTTCACGATCAGGTTGGTTAGGGGGCCGGTGTGTTAACTCACATTCGGCCCCCGTCTTTTCTCATAGAATCGCTACGTTTGCAAGGATTTACAGGCCATCCCCATAAGACACGGACTTGGGCAGACGAATATCCAAGCCACCCAGGCGGAACACGCCGGGGATTGTGAATTGCAGACCCTCGATCTGCACCGGCAGGAAGCGGTGAACCATCGGGATATGCAATTTCAACACTTCGGGCGAACGACGATAGGCAATCATCCGTGCACCGCCAGCTGCGCCTTTTGTCAGAAGGCCGCGTTTGCCGATGATGGTCAGCTGCGCGCCGGTCTGGGCGGTGTAGATATTGGACGCCTTGATGTATTCCAAGATCGTCATGCTGGTGTCTGTCAGGCGGGTAGATGCGATATACTGCATCCGCTCGACCGGCAGGATCAGCGTGTCGGCCAGTTCGGTCTGATTGGTGGCACTGGAAACGCCGATCAGAAGCGCATTCACATCCCGGCTGATCTGGTCAGGCGTCTTGGATGCCCAAGTCGTTGCCGATGCCGTGCCGTCCGCTGCAACCGAAACCGCCGGAACGCCGGTATAATCATACAGGCCCTCCATACTTTTGGTTGCATCGCCGGTCAGGGCAACACCGTAGACCATCTCTTCATAAGCACGCCGTGCAATACGGGCCTTCTCGCCATCAAGAGCAATGCCCAGCATACGGGCCTGATTGATCTCCTCGTAGCCGTAATTGTAGCCGATGCCTGCGGTGTAGACCGCGCTCTCGTGCTGCGCCATGCTCATGCCGACGACAGGAATGTCCTTGCCGTTGCCATTAATCCAGCCCGCCTTGCCTGCGCCATCCATCGAGTAGTATGTGACGGACTTGGCCCACTCGCCAGCAGCCGTATCCACGGGGATCAGACTGGCATAGTCAAACTCAGGGTAGCGGGTGGCATAGATACCCGCCTCGATGTACGAGGTCTGCTTTTGGGCAAACCCCAGCGACGCCTGCATAGCGTCATTGAATTGTTGATGCATTGTCATCTGATGTGGCCTCCTTAGCCCAGACGGATCGCGACAAGTTCGTCGGCTGCGCCGCTTGTCTCGAAGATTGCGCCGGGAATGGCGAGGTTCGATGTGCTGGTGTCGGTGAATTTACCGGACCCGCCTGCAACGACCATGTATACGGGCGCGCCCGCGACTACGCCGTCAAGGGCAGTCACCCAGACGACGCCCTTGGTCATAACCAGAGCGCTTTCGCCAACGGCAAACGTGTCGCTGATGGCGGATTGGTCGCGCACGGTGATGCCGCGCACAACGTCAGCCGCCCCAGTGGCCGCTTCGACTTGCTTGTCTGCGGTGCCTTGCTTGACGACCAGACCGAAGCCAATGGCAGCCGTCTCGACTTCACGGCTGATGAGCACGTTCGGTTCGGTATTCGCAATCATGCCGTTAAGCGCAACGGCCATGTTTGTTGCGTAGGTTGTTTGAACAGCCATGATTTAGGCCTCCTTTTTCGCGTTGGGGCCGGACTTCCAAGCATCGGCCATGCTCGCCACATTGGACGCATAGGCTGTACCTGCCGGATCGGCATCGTTTGTCTTCTTCACGCCAGACTTGAGGCTATCCGCGAAGGGATCTGCCTCAGCCAGAATGTCGAACCGCGCGTCGATGTACGCGTCCGATTTTCCTTCCACTGCATCGCCCAGCTTGGCGGTGACAACGGCCTTGCGGATTGCCGCATCGCCGAGGCCAGCCGTTTTTACCTCAGGCGCGATGCCCTTGGCGACGGCCAGCAGATCGGCACGATCAGCAACACGTTTGTCCAGATCCGCGTCAGACAACACTTTGGCCTTTTCGGCGTCCAGTGCAGCTTCAGCCTTTGCCAGCTTTGCGTCGGCGTCGGCGATTGCCTTGGCGTGGGCGGTTTCGGCGTCGGCCATTTTCTTGGCGGCGTCCGCTTTGAACGCCTCGACTTTCGGTGCATCGGCAACCGCGACTTGCGCGGCCTGATCGCCCAGCACCACAGTGAGCATAGTCATATCGTGATCCTTTACGTTGCTCTTGGGGGGACAGGGCGTAGCGCCCCAGTTGGCCGCACCGTCACCGATGCGGGTTGAATTGGCGCGCCCGCGAGGGACGACTGCCAAATGGTTGATGACGATACCGCGCTGAACGGCGTCATATGCTTCACCCTGCGGTGTGGTTCCGGGCGTGCAGTCGAGCGTACAAACGTAGCCTGCGGATAGTTCGCGGGTGCCTGCTTCGACAGCGGCAATTGCTGCGGCGTCCTTCAGTATCAGCGGCAAGCTGATATGATCGTCCTCCCATGTCGCCGCTGTAGAGACTTCACCTATGGCAAAATCTTTCCAGTTATCGGCGGTAATCGCCTCCACAGGATGCCCCATAGTCACAGGGGCGTGGCTGAAAGATTGCAGAGACGCCGGACTGCGCACTTCATCCTCTGGGCGGTAAACGCGGACCACATCTGTGTCCACCATTCCAATCTCTGCACCAGTGTAAAGCTGGATGCCCGTTCGTACCGCGCGGGCTTGGGTGACGAGAAACCCATCAGATGTGCGACGGGTGCCGCTCAATGGAGCATAGTCTGTGAACTTGATATCGGTCATATTTCCTCAACCTCTTCATTGTCTGGCACGTCGCCCTCGAAATACTCCGCCACGTCAGCCTCAAGGCCCGGCGCGAGGCCAGACTCTGTGAGGCCATTCACGATAGCCTTGCCGAGAGCCTCAGGCGGCAGCAGGTCCAGCCCGCTAATCGCAACGAACGTCTCGGCGATGATCTTGCCGGTTTCGGCGCGCTCTTTCGTGGTCGGCTGCCAGAGGGGTCGCCAATTGTAAAATATCTCAGCCGGTCTGCCGCCGAGCGCTGAATAAATCAGGCACTCATCCAGCACCGACATGGCGGGCTGCAATTCCAGTGCCTGCACGACCTTAACGCGGTCGTAGTAGCTTCTTACGTCTATGTCGCCCGAAGCATTCAACCCACCCGGCGACATGCCGAACAGCAACGTCATGGGAATGCTGGCCGCCGCGCTGGTCATCTGCATGAAACGATCCATAATGTCCGGCAGCGTGGCAAAACTGGCAGACTTCTGATCGTAGCTGTCCTCTTTGTCGATCAGGACGGTGCCGTTGATGCCCTTCCCCGTGGCCGTGAGCGTAGCGCGGGCGAGCATCATGTTTTCATACGCCGTGCCACCGCTGCGCAGACCCTCATTGAACCCGTTGACGCCAATCACGTCGATCTTGGCTTCAAACACCAGACTGGCCACATTGGCAGCCGTCGCGTCCATATTGCGCACGCTGGTAAGCACCGAATTAAGCACCGGATCGCTCCACCCCTGCAGGTCAGCGGCGAATTGATCGTCGGGGATTTCATCGCCCTGCAAAATAACCAGCCGTGACGGGTGAATATCGACCGACCCGCTGTCGGTGCTCATCGTATAGTATTTCGGCTTGCCGTGCTCAGGCAGGCGCGGGTCGCGCTCAATGTCGCCCGCACTCAATTCGCGTCGGTTCAGGATCGACAGATACTTCAGGCCGCCCAGCCCGATGCGCTTGGCATTGAGCGGCTGCAATAGATTCTGTTCGCCTGTCCCGATAAACAACGCAGCGCCGCCGAACAGTCGCGCCCGCTTGCTAGCTTTTATAAGAGCACCCTGCAGTCCAAGGCGGGTTTCCTCGGCCTCAATCGCGCTGATCTGGTCCGCGTCCGCCTGCCATTCACGCCATTCGCGCAGGCTGTCCTCAGCAGGCATGTCGATGATTTTCTTGGCGACGGCAGACGTGCGGTACATCGCCATCAACTGCGCGTCGGACAGCATGTGCTCGACGTACTCGGAATGGCTGGCCTTGTCGCGGCTGGTGCCGAGATTTGCCACGATGTTACGAAGGCCGTCCAGTATCATATTGTGCCTTCCCATGAATTATCGTCTGCCATCATTAAATCAGTCAGCGCCCATACCAGCGCGTCAACGCGGTCGGGGCTGCCATCACCTACAAAGCCTTCGGGGCCCATGCTGCACATCTGGTCTTCGAGTTCGCCAAATGCACCGACGTGACTGATGCGGCAGTTGTGAACAAGTATTCCATTAGCGAAGAACTCATGGTCATCCTCAACGTGAAGGTTGTAAACTGGCTCTTCTCGTTCTTTCGGTTTCCGCGCGTCTGACTCTCCGACACTCATCAGAGCAGATTGATTGTTTCGCCCATTTGCTCGGGAATGTGGAGCCGCACTGCGCGCACATCTTTTCGCAAACAGGCTGTCGCAGTCCAGTTGGGTTGTGGTGCCGTGAGTGGTCATTGCCATCGATGGCAATGAGGTTGGCCGGATCATTGTTACCGCTGTTGTGATCGACGTGGTGAACGTGGTGCCCATCAGGTATTTCGCCGTGGTGAAACCGGTAAAGATCGCGGTGCAGCAATTCGCCACCGCTGTGGCGACCTGCCCGAAAATACCCATCAGGTTGCTCGTAGTATCGCACCCCGTTAAGTTCTTCATAATTTCTCTTTGGTATTCTAGTCTTCCATCTGTGCGTCGCGGCACAAGACTTGCACCGAAGTCCACGCTTATCAATTTTCGTTCCACAATCTGCGCATTTTCCCATATCACCACCCTATCCCTTTCAGGAACAAGGTATCTCGCACGGGTCCACTTATCAAGCGTTAAAACCTCATGGCACGGCGTCATACGAAGTAGCCTCCCACACTCCGTTTTAATCGTGCCTGTCTCAGCAATCCCCGTTTGACCGGACCATAAAACACTACGCCACCCTCGCCGCGTCATTACGCGATCAGATGTTTTAACTAATTCAATCGGAACGTCGCCGCGTTCTGTTGTAACCATTGATCCAGCGGCCAAACACTGCTCGTACAGTGCTGCAATCGGTTCAGCCCGTACCACCTTACCGCGACTGGCCGTCACTTCTTTGTAACTCACGTTTTTATCGACTGTCCTGATGACATGTTCGACCATTGCGCCGCCATAATTCCGCTCAGCCACGACGCGATCCGCGCCGAATGTTTTGTAGGCGTCCACTGTGCGCCTGCCCCATCCGTCCGGGGATAGCTTGCACGTATAGTCGCCCAGCACATAACCGCGCCCGTCCATGCCCTTGCCTGCAATCACGATACCGATGCTGTCGCCTGTGTCTGATTCACCGCTGGTACCGCTGGGGTCCACTGCGACCACAATCCGGCGCATGTGAGGCGCTTCGTCTATTCTTGTGGTGTCGATGCCCGTCAGGTTCCAAAGCGCCCCGACAAGATCCTCCAGCATTTCCGCTTCGAGTTCCTGCCGACCGAGACGTGTGCCACCGTATCGTTTTTTCAGCTTGGTCAGAAAAGCAGCAGGTAAATTGCCAGCGTTGTCGAATGTGCTACCTGTTGTCGTCACCGTGGTAGCGTCCTGCATAATCTCACGAATTACAGGAATAGGCCGGGGCGTTGTCGTTACCATGACGCGGGGGTCGTCGCCCGCCCGCATGGTAAATGCCAGCATGTCCCACAATTCACGCGCCCTGCGATATTTAGCTAATTCATCGCAGTTATGAACGAGAATGCCGTTAGCGAAATATTCTGGATCTCCCTCAACTGCGAGACAATATACGTTTTGTTCCGCCTGACGTTGAAAGGTTGACGCACCGCTGCGAACAAAAGTTGCCACTTCGGCTTTGGAATTTTTCACCGCAGCATGAACAGATTGTCGGCTTCTTTCGCCGCTCCTCTGCCCTCTTCGATGCGCAGCCATTGCATATAGGGGACTGCGTTCTCCTGCGGCGCTCAACGGACGTTCCGCAAACACAGCATGACATAGCGAATACCCTAGTTGCCTCAATCTCCCTAGCACGCTCTCCAGCCCGAAGTGCTTGATCTGAATGAAGCTTGAGGTGATCCGACCTTGTAACCGCCAAAAGGTTTGAAGGATCGTTGTTTTTTGTATCTCCATCAATATGGTGGATATCATGCGCCTCTGGAATGCTACCGTGCGCGTGCCGATAAACTTCCCGATGAAGCGTCTCAGACCATCGCTGGCCCCCGGATTTGACTGTCCGCTCGTAATACTTCCGATAGAAATGCCACGTGGCACCCCCCCACTCCAAGCATTGCTTACACATATTTCATCATCTCCGTTTATACTATCCAGCCTCGTCCAGCCATGACTAGTATAAACGGGATGATCGCAAGTTCCAACCAAAATCGACCCGTTCGCAAAGATGACCTTGCCTGTTTGCGCTCGCCTTACTGAGTTTGCGGCCACTGGTCGGGGTCCGCTGCGTGTCATCACAAGATCACCACACGACAGCGTTTCAATACCGACCTGACCCGTCGGTGTCTCAACCATCGTGCCAGCAATAAAACACCATGCTGTGTCAAATTCGGGACCGCGCAACTGTCCAGGCTCTGTGCCGTTGTATCCGAGTGCCTGCGCACCGTTAGGCCATACCAAACGCACCGGGCGGAATCGTGCAGTGGGTCGTTCATCCTTGGGGTGGATGCTCAGCAATCGCGGCACCATGACTTCCTCAAGGTCTTTTTGTGTCTCGGCAATCAACGCAATCTGCATTGCGCCACTTTGCCAGCGTTCCCGCACCCAATGCGCGCCCGCTTCGGTCTTTCCAAAACCACGGCCCGCGAGGACCATCCACGTTTGCCAAACACCATCAGGGGCGATCTGGTTTTGTCTGGCCCAGAATTTCCAGTCATATTCCAGTGCAGCAATGTCAGCGTCACTCAGGCTCGTCAGTATCTCCGTCCGATGTGCTTCGGGCAGCAATGCTAGAGATACGGCTGTTGATTCGTTCGCGTGCACTGGATGTCTCCACCTGTATCGGGCCACCGTCGAGGCCGGTCTGCTCAACCACAGTCGTCTCACGCCATCGCGCGCGCGTCTTGAGCCAAAACATAGCCGACGCGGCGCTGCGCGGGTTTTCAGGATCCGTCGCTTGCTTGTAAAGGCATTGCGCCACGGCTGCGATGGCCCGTGTGTGG